GAGCCGCGGTGATCTCATTTTCTTGGTTTGGTTCGCCATAGGCGCTGGGCTTAACGTCAGCATGGGCCACTACGGCTGGGCCGCTTTCAACGCCCTCTTGATGCTGGCCATCGCCACCGACTCCATCTGTCATGCCATCGCCACCCGGCCCAGCGAACGGGGAGGCGCGGCGTGACGCTTGCCGATCGCATCCTTGCGCACCTCGTCGCCCACATTGGCGACCTGACGCCCAGTGACAAGCAGATGGCCGATCATTTCGGCATTGCCCCGCATCATGTGTCGGGCACGCTTTGCAACCTGATCGGCAACCGCCTCATCTTCAAAGCAGGCAAGTTCGCACGCCGGCATTTCTACTTTCGCGACCATGACGGGCACACGCTCCCTGTCGTGGGCGAAGTTCTGCCGCGCCCGGTGGCGATGCTGGAACCGGAACGCGTCCACAACTTTGCCTGTCCGCGATGCGGCGTTCGGAATTGCGATCGTCATTCCGCCACCGTTTCTGGCTGGCAGCGGTTCAGGGCCGCCTAAATGCGCCCGTCCCTGATCCTCAACGGCGTCGAGCATCGCCATCAGGTCAAGTTCACTCGGCCGAAGCTGAGGGTGCTCGATCTGTTTTCCGGCATCGGCGGATTTTCGCTCGGTCTTGAGCGCACCGGCGGTTTCGAAACCGTAGCTTTCTGCGAAATAGAGGAGTTCCCCCGACGTGTCCTTGCAAAGCACTGGCCCAACGTCCCCTGCTACCCCGACGTGCGAGAACTCACCGCAGACCGACTTGCTGCCGATGGAATTGCCGTTGATGTCATCTGCGGAGGGTTCCCGTGTCAGGATCTTTCGGTCAGCGGGTCGAAGCTCGGTCTTGCCGGAGAACGCAGCGGTTTGTGGTGGGAGTTTTTCCGGCTCATTGGCGAGCTTCGACCCCAATACGTCGCACTGGAAAACAGTCCAGAGCTGCTGGATGGATGGCTTGGAGACATTCTCGGAGCGCTGGCCTCGATCGGGTACGATGCGGAGTGGGATTGCATACCAGCGCGCGCCGTTGGTGCCCCGCATTACCGAGACCGGATATGGGTTGTTGCCTACCCCAATGGCATCGGACAACCGGGACCGCGGGGACTTGACTACGCCGTGCATCCAACGCCGCTTTCGTTTAGGGAAGCAAACGCACTTGTCGCATCGGTTCAAGGGAACGCCGTGCCCTTCATGTGTGGAAGGCATGATGGGGTTCCCGTCAGGATGGCTCGCGACCAACTCGCCGCCCTCGGAAACGCTGTAGTCCCGCAAATCCCCGAACTGATCGGCCGCGCCATTCTCGCGAGCCTCGATATCACTCGGCCGAGTGAGTGCGCGTCCGTCGCCCCCTTTTCCGGCGGGCGCGCACAACCGGTCGTGGCGGCGCTGTATGTGCAGACCGGCGGCGCGTATTTCGGCATTGAAGGCGTCGATCCGTGGGACGAGCAGCGTGACGCCCGGCTCTACGCGGGGCCGCATCCGGTCGTCGCGCATCCCCCGTGCCAGCGTTGGGGGAAGATGTGGTTCGGACAGCCGCTGACGGTCAAGAAAACCGGCGTGCGCAAGGTCAAGGGCGATGATGGCGGATGCTTTGCCGCCGCGCTTGCCGCTGTCCGCCAATTCGGGGGCATCCTCGAACATCCTTGGGGAAGCCATGCATGGGCGCATTTCGGTCTGAACATGCCGCCGCGTGAGGGTGGCTGGATAGCTGCTGACTTCCACGGGGGATGGACCTGCTGCGTCGAACAGGGGCAGTACGGGCATTATGCGCGCAAGCCGACGTTGCTCTACGCGGTCGGTTGCGAGCTGCCCGAACTTGCATGGGGCAAGAGCGAGGCCCGGCTTGATCCCGCCGTTGTCGAGCGCATGGGCTTGGCCCGTGCGAAGCGGCTTGGCGAAGTCGGCGCACGCGGCGGTGGCACCGACAGCACGGCCCGCATCCACACCCCGCCCGCCTTCCGCGACCTGCTGATCAGCATCGCGCGAACGGCCGCCAAAGAGCCTCCGGTCGCTGCCGGTCACGACGCAAAGCGTCGGGCCGGCGATGGGGTGCAGTTCATCCATAACGGTTCAAATAGCCTGGAGGTGCGCTAAGATCATGCTGCACAAATCTACCATGCTAGATCGCCAGCGGACGATGTTCCGCATCGCCTGCGATCCGGTACGCCACAATCTGACGATCAAGATCATCGCGGCGGACAGTGGGATCGGCGAGCAATCGCTTCGCAAATATGCGGCGGGCGAAACCGAAATGCCCATGAGCGCCTTTGACGCGCTGATAGGGGTCGTTCCGGACACGCTCTTGTCGTTGCTGCTGCGCGACGGGCGTCAGGTCGTGTGCGTGCCCGATGGCATCGACCATGACGACATGGAGGCCGCCTGTCGCGATTATCTCGCCGACAAGGGGAGGACGCATCACCCGGATAGTCCCGGTGGCCGCGAGATATCGGACTGTGAGCAGGAACGGCTGAACGTCAAGGCGGCGGTGGTTCGGGCGGTGGTGTCGTAAAAACCCAACCACTCACCAAGGCCCGCAAACTGGAACTTCAACGCGCAGGAGCGCTGAGTAATTTTATTGCAGCCAACGACGGCCCGTTCAATGCCTCAAGCCTTTCGCGCTCATACGGCGTCGAACTTCAAGAAGTGATCCGTATCCTCAAAATGAGAGGCAAGTACTATGGATAACCCTGAGTATCATGTTGGGCAATTTGCCAAGCGGCTCGGCCTGTCCAAGACAATGAGTCTACGCGCGACGTTGCTTCGAGGATATGCTGATGACGGAAAAAAGATTGGCGAGGCGGCCGAATTGGTTGGTGTCGCGACATCTACCGCCAAGGCTGTTGCGCGCAAGCTGATTATCGACTTTCGCGATTATCGGCCATACGCGCGCCTCGAAAAGAAGGGCGAGGCTAGGCCCGATCCCATTTCTCGGGAAATGGATCCGGCTTCCGACTTGCCGCTATTTTCATGACCCCGCCCGCCACCATGCAGCAGGCGCTGGACGAGGCTGGGCGGAAGGCGCGCGTTCAACCCGTGACGCCGCGCCAGATTCTGTTCCTCCGCGCCAAAGCCGATTTTGATTTGCTCGACGCCATCAGCCGGACCCGTGCGCTGACCGACGAAGAAAGCCGCCGTTTGGAGCGCGCCATCAACCGCATGGATGATTGGGCAGCGCAGTTATGATCCTGGAACTCACCCGCTCCGACGCGCTCGACAAGCGCGAGTTCGCCAAGGCGCATCTGGCGTTCGTCGGGCAGGCGCGGGCGAAGATTGCTGCGCGGGGGACGAGGGCACTGCCGGGCAGGGATCGGGCGGGGAGGTTTGTGGCATCGTGCTGACATTCCGCCTGCCCCTCCCCCCGTCGCTGAACAATATGTTCGCCACCTATAATGGCCGGCGCATCATCTCGCGCGAATACAAAGCGTGGAAGGCCTCTGCCGCCCCGATGCTGATCGACCAGTGGCAACAGCAGGACCGGGCGCTTCCGGGCAAGCACTATGCTCTGCACTACCGGTTCAACGTCAATCACCAGTCCGACATTGGCAACCGCGAAAAGGCGGCGACTGATTTGCTTGTCTCCACCATTCCCGGTTTTCCGGGCGATCAATGGGTGGACCAGATCAGCATCGCCCGCGACCGGACCATTGATGGGGCGATCGTGGAGGTCGAGCAGCTATGACCATCGTCGAGCGCGCATCAGCCCTGTCCGGCGTCCCTGTGAGCGCCATAGTCGGCCGCTCGCGCCAGCGCCGCATCTGCATGGTCCGCTGGGCCGCCATGACCGCCCTGCGCCGCAAGGGCCTGTCCTATCCTGCGATTGGGCGTCGCTTCGGCCGCCACCATACCACGGTCATGAATGGCATCGCCAAGGGCGAAACCTACGCGCTGTTTGATGACCGCTATTCTACGCTGGTGGAGGCGCTGCGGTGATGGATTGGTTCCGCTCGCACCACGGTGCCCCTACCGACCCGAAATGGCTCCTGATCGCCAAGCGAGCAGGCGTCCGTCCAATCCATGTGTCAGGCACATGGTGGGCACTACTCGACCATGCTTCCCAACACTCCGATCGCGGTCGCGTCGATGATTTTGACGTGGAGACGTTCGCACTGTTCGCCGGCATGGAAGAGGATCATGTGTCACGCATTGTCACAACGTTGTGTGACAAGGGCCTGATCGTGAATGGCCGCATCGCCCAATGGGGCAAGCGGCAACCCAAGCGCGAAGACGAAACCGCCACCGAGCGGAAACGTCGCAGTCGCGCCAATAACAAAGAAAATGGCGGAAAACCGCCATCTGGCGGGCAGCCTCACATCCCTGACCAGTCTGCGGAAAGCGATGGTCACGCAATGTCACGCAATGTCACGACAGATAAGAACAGAACAGATAAGATTAGTTCCGTTACTGACGTAACGGGCACGGTCGTGCCGCATCCGGCAGCCGACTTCTGCAAAGCCATTTTCGACAGTGGTGTCTCCCTCCTGACCAGCACCGGGGTTGCCGAGCGCAATGCCCGCTCCTTGGTCGGACGCTTGCGCCAGAAATTGAACGATGACCCGGCCATGCTCGTGATCCTGCGAGAGGCCGAAACCCTGCAACCGAGCGAACCGGCCGCATGGCTCACCGCCGCCGTGGAGACACGAATTGGAACACGCACATGGAAACCCGCTGTTCAGCCGACCGCTGACCGCATTCGTGGCAGCCGACCAGAGCCAGCAATCGACATGCTCCGACAGGCCCAGGCCGACCTCGCGGCCGATTCCGGCGAAGATCAGGGATTTGATCGCCAAGGTCGGGTTGCGCTACCGTCCTACCTCACAGAGTGACTTGGTGGCCCATGCCGGGCAACTGGCGATGCTCGCGGACGATCTGCGCGACCTCCCCGCCGACCTGCTGGAGCGGGCAATCAGCGACTGGGCCTTGCGTTCGCCCTACATGCCCAAGGCGTTCGACCTGATCCAGCTCGCCAAGGGCTATCTGCCCAAGCCTGCAGTCAGCACGGGCGCGAAAACGGATTGGGAGCGCCGCGCGCAGGACGCGAACGACGCGCTTGCTGCGAGGGAAAAGGGCCGGCGCGATATCCGGTGGGTGCCGATTTTCGACGGCATGAAGCTGGAGTTCGACCCCAATTACCGCTCGAAGTTCGACCGGTTTGTCGATCGTTTGGACGATGGCGCGGCCAGTCAGGGCGAGGTCGATGACGCGCCGGAGCATTGGCGCAAGATTGCGGAAGAGCGCGGTTACCTGCGCCAGATGGACGATGGCCGGTTCATGATCCGCGAGCGGCGCAGCATCTTGCCGGGGTTGTGAAGATGCCCCCACCCCTGACCGCCTACATCCTCGCCGTCCTGCGCGGAATCACCCGTGCCGAAGCGGGGAAGCTCGCACGCAAGCTGGGGGTCAGGCTCGATTGGGCGCAGTGGTATTGGGAGGTGATGGGGTGATGGATATGCTCAAAATGGCAGCGGGAGCCTCGTACAGCGCGAAAACGGGTGCGAGTGGTACTTGGGTAGCGGGGGGCGGGCGATCGCGCTCTACGGGCTTTGTGGGGAGGGATTGATGGGTCGCACATGGAACTACCGGATCATTAACTTCGGCACGCACAAGGCGCTGCACGAGGTCCATTACGAAGACGGCAAGCCAGTGGCCTATGCCAGCGAGCCGGCCACCTTCGTTTGCGATCCCGATCAGGATGATATCGCGAACGCGCTTCGGATGGCCCTTCAGGATGCAATGACCAGGGGCGTTTTGGCTGTTGACGACATCGGGAGGGAATGATGGAGCCTGGGGCTGTCACCGATCATGCCTTGGTGCGCTACATCGAGCGCGTCCACGGCTACAATCTCGACCCGATCCGGCAGATGCTTTTGTCGCCGGCCGTTGTGACCGCCTGCAAGCTGGGCAGCGGCAACGTCATCCTTGAGGGAGGACACAAGGCGGTAGTGCGCGACGGCAAGGTCATATCTGTGCTGCCCAAGGGTGCAAGGGGGCATAAATGAGAGGGCGCCCGCCCGTAACCCGCGCCCGTGTCCTGCACTACTGGGAAAAGCATGGGCCGTGCAGCATCATGCAGGTTTGCCGGGTGACCGGGGCAGACAGGCGATATGTGCAGCGAATGAAAAATATGGGGCTGCTTAATTTGACCGCATGTGCGGGGTGAATCCCATGCTGTAGATGGGTACCCGCCATGACGAACGCGGGCCGCCCAAAAACATACAAAGCTGACTTTGCCAAACAGGCACAGAAGCTTTGCGCGATCGGCGCAACCGATGCCGAACTTGCCGACTTTTTCGAAGTCGATGTCCGCACGATCTACCGCTGGAAGCATGAGCACGAAGAATTTTGTCAGGCAGTCCATGTCGGCAAGGAAGTTCTGGACGAGAGGGTAGAGCGCAGCCTGTACCAAAGGGCGGTTGGCTACACTTTCGACAGCGAGAAGGTCTTTCACTTTCAGGGCATGATAACCCGAGCGCCGACGCGGGAGCATGTGCCGCCCGACCCCGGCGCTGCGCTGAATTGGCTTAAGAACCGACAGCCTGAAAAATGGCGCGATAAACAGGATGTCGAGCACAGCGGCGGCGTCACGATCAATGTGATGAAGCCATCATGACGGTGGTCAACCTTCCCTACCAGTGGCAGCCGCGCGACTATCAGCAGTCGATGTGGCGCTACCTGCATAACGGCGGCAAGCGCGCGGTCGCAATCTGGCCACGACGACATGGCAAGGACGACCTCTCGCTGCATTTCGCGGCGTGTGCCAGCCAAGAGCGCGTCGGCACGTATTGGCACATGCTGCCCCAGCAAAATCAGGCACGGCGCGCAATCTGGGACGCAGTCAACCCGCGCACCGGGCGCAGGCGCATAGACGATGCTTTCCCCGAGGCAATGCGCGAGACGACGCGCGATAATGAGATGTTCATCCGGTTCAAGAACGGCTCGACGTGGCAGGTTCTGGGATCGGACAATTACGATGCGCTGGTTGGCACGCCGCCGATCGGGGTCGTCTATTCGGAGTGGGCGCTGTCCAACCCGCAAGCATGGTCGCTGGTACGACCGATCATGCTGGAAAACGACGGCTGGGCGATTTTCATCACGACCCCGCGTGGCCGCAACCACGCCTATCGCATGTACCAGATGGCGGAAACGGCGGACGACTGGTTCTGCGAGCGCCTGACCGCTGACACGACGGGTGTGTTCACGGCCGATCAGCTTGACCGCGAGCGCGCCGAACTGATCGCAGAGCGTGGCGAGGCTGATGGCGAGGCAAT